GGGTTCAAATACAAGGAATCTTGAAGAACTTGCAATAAACTTCTTAACTCTAATTAACAATCGTCTTATATTAACTCTATCAAGAGCCGAAGCTTTCTTTTGTAGAGTTTTCTGACCAAATACAGTTACCCCTTGTCCAGGGAATGTTGCGATTGGGTTAACATTTGCATCATACAATCTGTCTCTATCACCAGAAGTTAATTTTCGTTCTGCATATAAAGCTGTATCAATAGTTCCTCTATTTAAACCAGCTGGAGCGAACCATTCGTGTGATACCTTATCATTAAATGCATAAATACCAGCAACCATAACAGATGGTGGCACCCAACGAGAAGTTCCAGCAATTCGTGTATCTGCAACTTTAACCCATGGCCAATACATAGCTGCAAAGTTTGAATTTTTTGTTTTTGATTGGTCTGTAGCATGTACGACATTTTTGTCATATTCAACAGGGTCGATTATAGTAAAACAATCACCCCTATCTTCACAAACATCTATTACCTTATTTGCAATACCAGTATGTATTGAAGCGATTATACCTGGAACAAGAATTAAATTAACATCATATTCGTCTTGATTTGATATTAAATCGAGTGCTTGAACATATTGGTTATACCCACCAGCAGCTCCATCATTACTTGGATCCAAACCTTGTGAATTATTTTCTGATATATTATGATATGTAAAATTACCTTTACCATCAGCAGCTACAGTTCCATCACTAGCACCACTAAACACTCCATGTTCAGAACCACTATAAGCACCTCTTGAACTACTAAAATGTGGTAAAGACGCTGAATCAGCGGGAACTCTAACATCACCATTTTCATCTAAATAATCAATGGTACTTTGTCTAACTTCAACAAATATATTATTTGATTTATTTGAATAAGAACCAGTTAATTGTAAAAATGGTTTACCATTTTCATCAGTTCCAACTTGTTGAGTTTGATCACCAATTGCCTTTCCAACATACCTAGAACTATTAGGGTCTAAATTTATATTAGTAAATGTTTCTATTGTTTGTTTTCTTTTACGGCTATCATCACCTCTTCTAATTGCAAGAGTAAATGTACCTTTTTTCTTATTTCCTGTTGATATTTCATATCTAAAATTATCTGCAGAGCCAGATTCTAAAATTGAATCAGTTCCTACAGGACCTGTGGTATTCATTATTTCACCATGACCAAAAGTTTTAATAACAAATGGAATTGGAGTTGTTACAGTCTGTTGTACTGTTTGTCCAGTATCAAAACCACCAGCTGAGCCGGTTGTAGTTGTTATATCACCAGTGAGACCTGTCAAAGTAAAATGTTTACCAGTAGCTTGAGAACCATGAGTTAATGGAGCACATTGAGCAGATGATGAATTTGGAACAAACACTCCCAAATTACCATGATGTGAACCACTAATTCCAACTTCATTTGCACCATCAGTTGAAGCACTAATTGGTAAATTATGAAGTGACGCACTTATATTGATAGCATCTCTTAAATTTTCAGCATTGGCTTTTCTACTAGCCGCGACATTTGCAGCTGAAGCAGAGTTAACATAAATCACTGTTGCTGTATCATTAGTAACTCCATCTAGTGTAGTCCCACCAGTTGTTCCAGGCTTTTGAGCAGATGCTGTGAATATGAATTTAACCTCAGAGCCACCTAATGGTGTAATTGAACAAGAAGTAGCTTCAAGAGTTCCGGCAGGCCCAAATTTTACTGAATCTGCTTCTAATACTGTTAAACTACCCGTATTTGGTGTACCACCACCAGCAACACCTGGATCGACTGAAGCAGATATGTCGGCTGATGCTCTTTCATAACTTCCAGCAAGTATTCTTACTACAGTCAATGTATTGTTGTGTTTTAAATATTGTTCTGCTGTATGTGATGTTAAAAACTGATATGCACTTGAAGTTCCAACGGAACTACCACTAACAAAAACATCTCCAAATTTATTCTGAAAATCAGAAAATGATGTTACAACAGTTGGTATTAAAACAGGACCTTTTACAGTTGGACCTATAACACAGGCTCCAATATCAGCAACTGCTGCCGGTAAAAAGGTTTGATCTATTTCATTCGTAAAAACACCGGGACTTATAATTTTTTCTGCCATTAAAATTCTCCAATTTTATTCATTATTCAGGAAATGATGCTCCTGTTGGTTGTATTGTAAAGTCAAGAACAACAAATTCGGCTGTTCTTGTTGGTTGTAAGAATAATTGTCCGACTAACTCATTCCTATCAATTGTATCAGGAGTATTATTTGTTTCATCCATAACAACTCTGAAAGCACTCAATCCACTTTGTGATTGTACATTTTCTAAGAATGGATTAACAATTCCCAAGAATCTATTTCGTGTTGCCACTGTATTTTGTTCAAATACAAGGAATCTTGAAGAACTTGCAATAAACTTTTTAACTCTGATTAATAGTCGTCTTACATTGATTCTATCTAAAGCACTTGCTTTTTTCTGTAATGTTTTTTGTCCAAATACAGTCACACCTTGTCCAGGGAATGTGGCGATTGGATTAACATTTGAGTCATATAAAGTATCTCTATCAGATTGTGTTAGTTTTCTTTCAGCTTGAATAGCTACATCAATACCACCACGATTTAATCCAGCAGGAGCAAACCATGGATGTGCAACTTTATCGTTGAATGCGTAGATTCCACCAAGTACTACAGAAGGTGGCACCCATCTTTGAGTTCCAGCTATTTGGGAATCGGGTACTTTAACCCATGGCCAATACATAGCTGCAAAGTTTGAGTTTCTTGTCTCAGCTTGATTTGTTGCATCTACAACATTTTTTCCATAAAGAACAGGATCAAGTATCGCAAAACAATCAGCTCTGTCTTCACAAACATCTATTACCTTACTCGCAACAGCAGTATGTTGAGCTGCAATAATACCAGGAACCAATATAAGATTAATATCATATTCGTCTTGATTTGATAATAAATCTAATGCTTCTGAATATGCACTTCCACCATTAGCATCTGTAAGAGTTGAAGGAGTAAATCCTTGAGTTTGAGCTTCTATATCTTCATAAAAATTATGAGCCAATGCTGTACTTGGAGTTCCAAATGCATCAAAATCTGATACTCCACCCTGACCATTACCAAAAGAACCATGTTGTGATCCACTACCACTATTTGGTAATGAAGCTGATGCATCAGATAATCTAACATCACCATTTTCATCTAAATAATCAATGGTACTTTGTACATCAGATACTCTTATATATTTAGATTTATTTGGATAATCTCCGTTTAATTTCAAGAATATTTTTCCATTTTCATCAGTTGCTGTAGAATAATATTGATCACCAACTGCCTTTGCAATATAGTTAGTACTATTAGGATCTAAATTTATATTAGTAAATGTTTCTAATACTAAAGGTTTTTTAACATTATCATCACCTCTTCTTATTCTTAAAGTAAAAGTACCTTTACTTTTATTTACAGTTGGTATATCATATCTAACATTATGAACCGAACCACTTAATAAAATATCGTTTGAACCAGTATGTATATGGGTGCTTGCTACACTTCCACTATTGTTCATTATTCTACCATCTGCTAAAGTGGTTAATGTGAAAGATGTGCCTGATTTTCCAGTAGTTAATGTTTCACTACCAGTAGGAACATTTGTATTAGCACCACCAATTTGTGCATCCATAATTCTTACCACAGTTAATGTGTTTGAATTTTTTAAATATTGTTCAGCCGCATGGGATGTTAAGAATTGAAATGAATTTGAACCACTTTTGAATACATCACCAAATTTCGCTTGGAAATCAGAAAATGATGTTACAACAGTTGGTATTCCTGCAGGACCTTTAACAGTTGGTCCGATGAGTGCAGCTCCAATATCAGCCACAGCAGCCGGTAAAAAAGTCTGGTCTATTTCATTTGTAAATACACCAGGCGAAATAATTTTTTCGGCCATTGAATTTCTCCTAATAAGTTAACTTTCATTGAGGCAAATATACTACTTTGCGCAATAGTATTATTCATATATAAATATATGAATTAAATCCAAAACGAAAATATTTTTTTGATAATTATAATTTATTTGATGATTTTACGGGTAAGAAAACACCTGTTTCAGGATTTAAAGTTCCTTGTCCATATTTTTCGGTAATTCCGTCAAGAAATTTTGATTCTGTATCTTGTACTTCTTTTAATTTAATTTCTAAATCAATTTCTTGTTGTTCAAGTCTTAAAATAGCCATTTTAACTTGACCAAAACTTTGTTGAATATTAGAATAAGATGTTTGAATATTCTTAACTTCTTC